AGTGCGCCAGAGTGCCATTTTCATATCACTTTAGATGCCTAAACACCTTCTCTTGCCCTTTGTAGACTATCCGCTTTATCTGAGTGACCGACATATCGAACTCTTCTGCTAAAGGCTCATAGCATATCCCATCTAACAGCCTGCGCTTCAGGATGGCTCTGTACTTCTCGTTCAGGATCCATTCGTCTATCGTGTTATTCAGCTCAGTCCTTGAATAGTCTCTCATGGTCTATGCCTTGATGCTGCTAAATAATTAGCACTGCCTTTGCCTGTCGAACGGACAGTCACTTTCTTTCTACGTGCAGTTCCTTTGCTCTTGGATCTATCACGCTTAGTTATTGTCTTTCTCTTTACTTGAATTTTCGATGCCATTGTTGATCACCCCATCATATCCAGATTCAAGGTAATTCGCATTACCATCTTCGTGATTCTCTATCGTGTACTCTTCCGATGAGAAGTCATACTGATTCCACACATACAGCCATGCCATGTTAGTTCCTACCATCAGCAGGATCGTGATAAGCAAGGCCATGAGAAGCCTTTTGACAGTCCTCTCATGCCTCGCTGCTTCGCTTTCATAAACGATATATGGTACATCTTTTCTGCAGTCTTCCATGTCTCTATCTCCTTGAAATTTCAACGCTTTGGCTACCTTTATTATACCATACATCCTACTCATTTTACAGGAGTTAAGAACTCTTGAATCTCGCTCTGTGCTTTGGCTATATGTCCATTCACATCGTTGTTAGCTGACAGCTCACCAAGCACTGTGAACAGACTCCTTATGATAAGATTAGTCGCATTATCAAGATGCTTCAGCTTCTCATCTATGCCCTTAAACTTATCTTCGTGCTGCGTTATCATCGTCTTGTTGCCACTGATGCTGCTCTTCATATCCTCGCCTGGTTTCTTCAGTCCTTTGTATATCTTGATAAGATATCCTGCTGATAAGCAAATCGCTGAGAATCCTGCGCAGACAGATATTATCAATTGCCATGTCACATACATAATTCATCACCTGCCTTCATTCCAGAAGCTTAATCTTCAGCAATATACACCACGCTGACAGTTACATCTGTGTCCGCTGTAACATCCCACATCTGAAGTGATGGTGCAACCGCAAGAAGCCTCGCATGACCACTGCTTGATGTTACTGCCAATGCAGCCGGAGCTGTAAATACAGGGAATCCGTCTATGGCTGCATTAGTGCTTGTGACATGTACTGTAGCATTGACTATTACGATATCTCCGACTCTTTTATAGCCACCTGCTACGGCTGTACAGCCATATAGAGTCAATTCGGATAAGTCGACATCAGTATGCCTCTTTAGATTTGAATCCCCTTCTAAAAAGCGTACTGACCAGATCCATCCATCGAAGTAGTTGTACTCAAAGTCATAGACAGAATGGCTTATCATGTTTTCGTCAGTAAAAATAGCATCTCCGTTATGGTCATAGATCGTGAGATCTGCTGTACTACCCTTTACTCTTACAGAGAACTTGTTAATCCTGCCAACACCACCATAAAGATTTGTAAGATAAATATCAGCATGTTGTGTGCGTGCTACATTAATCAGAGTCACGTACTTGCTAAAAACATTTGAGATGTCTAAAGAAGTCATACCTTCTGTTATTCCTACTGAAATAGGAGCTTTTTCCAAAGGCATCACTACCCCAGATTCCATCATATAATTTGATCCGATGTTCATGCCATCGTCACTATATGCGGCACAAATAATCATGCCGCCTACATGAGTATCAATATCGAACTTGCCTGGGCCGATATTCATCGTCTGTAAAGTGACCAGGAATGATGTAACACCTTGTGTAGAACGAGATTTAAGAATGTAATCAAAATGCTCGTTAGCTCTTGGAGTCATGATGCTGATCTCGTTGTTGTTTCCGTTTGATTCGACTCCTATATGAAGTCCTTCTAAGCCGCAGTTATACAGTCTCCAACCATTTACATTGTGTCCATTTATATAAACACCGACACCTTGTGAATTGTTTGTTGATAGCTGCGGATTATTGATTCTTATCTCATTGACCCATCCCTGATAATCAACCACATCAGCACGAATGCAATAGTCTTTTGCATGGATCGAATCTATATAAAAGTTATCGTACTGCGACCAATCGTCTGAATCCGCAGAAAAGAAATGGATTCCATCTGCTACGCTTGTGTATATCTTGCTAATGCGAATATCAGAGTAAGTCAGTCCATGCACTTCAAATGCACATGTTTCACCTGTGTAATAGATGTCATTTATAATGATCAAGCGATTAGCACCAGTTATTTCCAGAGGCTCTGTCACAAGGTATTTCTTTGCCATAAGAACAGGTATATGGTTTTCTAATCCATAATCAAGACATGCCTGCATAGCATAGGTGTCATCTTCCACCTGATCTCCAACAGCACCAAACATTTCTGGTGTTGAATACTCCTTAATTGCTTGGTGTTTAAGAGTATTTGAGAACTTATTTACCGTAAGGCTGCCATCCTCTACTGTTGATACTGCTTCAGGATGATCCTCTAACCAGTTTGATAAGGCTTCTGCTGTCTGCTCGTCAGTCGGAGTGCCGACATCGCACCATTCAGTAAGTCCGTTACCTTTAGTCCTGAGTAGCTGTCCAGATACACCATTATACACATGGCCTGATTCATCGAGAGGACTATTCACCTTCTTTGGATTGTCCGCCATAGACAGTAATCGCTTTAATGCTGATTCAAAATCTGATGCATATCCCTCATATTCCCTATAGTCAGCTTTTGGTCTGCGAATTACTCCAAACCTTACTACGAATTCTGTCTCTTCATCATTTTCGCCAGAGTGCAAAGGAATATAAACTGTGACAACACCTGGTATAGCAAGACACGAATTCGGTATTGCTACACGATTATCCTGGCCTATTACAGCAAGTGCTTCTTCCTCGGATAATGTTGTGAAATGCGCCTCAAAAGTAGAGGGCAGTTCCAGACCATCTAACACTAAAACTCTTCCGGTATCATGCTGATAAACAGATTCGGCTACTCCTGCCCTTCCTTTAAAATATGCTGTAATTTCATTACTCATTTGATCACCTACTTCCTAACACTTTTCATTTTGGCAATCGTTGCTGAACCAACGATGCCATCGACAGTAATGCCCTGTTCCTTCTGGAACTTCTTAACTGCTTTTAACGTAGCATCTCCAAAGCACTTGTCTGCTGCAATATCATAGCCATACCATTTAAGAAATTCCTGGAGAAGCTTTACCCTGTCGGATACCTCGCCATATCTGATATTAGCTGTTGTATTGATAGAACCAGTCAGTCTGAATACATGTTGAGCTGCCTTAAAATGCCTGCTGAAATTCGTTTCACGGATTGAGCTGTTCCACTGTGCCTGTGTAAATGTCGCACCAAGTCCATTGCTTGTCGCTTCTCTACCCTTGCCGTTACCAACATACATACAGAAGTGACCTGAAGTACCGCCATTACTTCCCCAAGCGAGGACATCGCCAGGCTTCAGGTCTGTGATCTTGGAAGGCTTTTTTATTTCTGTCCAATACTTAGATTTCTGATAGCTACCGATCCACCAAGCATGTCCTTTGGCTTTAAGCATAGACGGAACACCTGCGTGAGCATAGCAAGCATGAACGAATGTATTGCACACATAGGTATATTCCCACTGTTCAGGATCCTTTAGTCCTGCCTTCTTAGCTTCAGCAATCTTGTGAGCATTGCTTCCGCAGAAATGGCAGCCACCACTGTGTGTTATTTTGTATGCCTTCGAGTCTTTGTACTTAGAGCCGCCTTGTCTGCCATAGCCAAAGCGATTGTCATTGACTATCCATTTACTGAATAGCAGAGCATCGGCTGTGACCTGCGCAGGTGTTTTCTCAAGCTTTGTAGATGGATATTCTCCTGCATATGCTTTAGGCTTCTCAGGCTCTGGCTCTTTGCCGCCAGGATCCGGTTTCTTTTCCCAGTAGGCTACATAGCATTTATCCCTATCGACCTTGCCTTCGATGCCATTCACCTTGCCGGACGATGTGTACTGCCACATGCCCATGCGTGATGCAGGCTTATAATCCATCGTGTCATTGTACTGAGCGATCCAGAATGCGGATGCAGAATAGTTCTTTGCTGTCTTGGTGAGATAGTTGTTCCACCAGTTCAGATTAGCATATACACCGCCTCTTGCTCCAAGTGCAGCCATCTTATTGAGGAATGCTGCAGCTACTGTGTCTGCGTACTTAGCAAGTGTCGATACCTCAAGATCTATGTACAGAGGCATGTCATACTTGTATGGCTTGCAGGCATTGAACAGTCTCTCTGCTTCCTTCTCTGCTTCAGCTTTCGTCTTCGCTCTTGAGAAGATGTATGATCCTACATGGAGTCCTGCATTAATAGCATTTGTCATGTTCTCCGTGAACCGCTTATCAAGAGTAGTTCCGTCTGCGTATCTGATAATAGCTCCGTCTATTCCTGCAGCCTTGACCTTTGCCCAGTCTATCTTGCTCTGCCAGTCAGAGACATCGATGAAGTTATATACCTTCTTGTCCTTGTCCGGCTCTACACTGGGAGTAGATTGTGCAGGAACATCAGTTGCCTTCTGATATTTGTTGAGGAACTTCTGGAGTGCCTTGACACTGTTAGTTCCAAAGATACCATCAGCCTCGACACCAAGCTTCTTCTGGAGTGCTTTGGATGTCTTCTCTCCCCATACACCATCAGTAGATATGCCAAGCCATGACTGCAGCTTCTTCACGCAGGTGCTTCCACCCTTGCCATACTCGACAGCCTTTAGTGCCGGATAGTATTTAGCGCAGTTCTTATTCTGTCCTGAGAGGACACCATCCTGCAGTGTGCCGAAGAATCTCTGCATAGCTCTTACTGTGCAAGCTCCACCTATGCCATCAACAGTCAGTGGCGGCACTGGCACTACTTTAGGATCTTTGACAGTAGGATTGATGATGCAGCCTCTGAATCTGTAGTATTCATTCTGCCCCCATCTGCCGTTTGTGTTGTCTCTGCGTACAGTCTTGAATGTCCAAGATGCCCATCCGGATTCGGAAGTCAGGATAGTTCCATCGTTATACACACGCTCAACAACGGCAACATGGCCTGCTCCGTCACCACCACTCAGAGTAGCTCCCTTCTGCCATACCATGATGCCGCCTTCCACTGGAACGTAGCTGATCTTGAGTCCTTGTTTCTTTGCGCTCTCGATGAAGTTCTCAGCATTGCAGACAAGCTGATACTTGAACTTCTTTACAATGCCTTCAAGGTTAGGATCGTTGCAGATTTCATTGAACCTGGAATTCGCCCATCCGACACAGTTATCAAGGACAGTCAGTCCACTGATCATTGGATATCCATTGACTGCATCGCTCAGGCCGCCATGACTTTTATTGTTGTAGTATTTGTTATTCTTCTTCGGACATTCCGTTCTGATTTTCATCTTCGGTCACCTCATACATCTCATCGCCATCGCCATTAAATGAAGTCTGAAGCTCCAATTTCATATGCTGTTTAAATACCTGATGCAGTCCTACAGCAGCGAGTCCTGAAACCATGCCCTTGACAATGCCTTCGTAATCGACTCCGAACAGGATCGCACCGCTTATTGCACCCAGAACAAGCAGCACTGTAGGTATCCACTTGTCATCTGTTGGCATCCATTTCTTCATCACAAAGCCTATGCACAAGGCTGCTGCTGTTATGATCGGCATGATCATGCCATCTATAAAATCAATGTTCATATTGTGTTCTCCTTCTTATGCTAATTCCCAGGTATAAACCGGAACTCCGTCTGTTACTGTGACTGTGAGCTTGTATGCTCCATCAACTACAGGTGCTGCAGGGATCTTGCCCTCAAGTGTGTCAAGTCTATCATCAAGATCGCTGACATTGCCCTGAATGCCTGGTATTGTGGTGTCCTCAAGTGTGCTGAGGCTACCTTCGGCAGTATCAAGTCTGTCACCAAGATTGCCTATGGATGATGTGTTCGTGCTGATTGATTCTTCAGCCTGCCGTATGGCTACGATCACAGCTTCCATGCCTTTATCCTGCGATGTCTGATACGCATAGTCCTGCTCACCCATGCCACCAAGTGCAAGCTGTATGCTCTCGATGAGTGACTGCAGCTTCTCGTCTATCGTGGCATTCGGCCTCTTGTCATACTGAATTATGATCGCATTCATGACTTCACCTTGCTTCCTCTGCGGAATCTCCGTGTCAGAGACTTTATCTCGCAGTCTCCAGTACCTACTACCTTGATGGAGAATCTATCGCATCTTCTTGGAACTATTGGAACTGTTTCACCGCCAGTGCCTGCATATGCGAACCTCTTCACAAGTTCCCACTCGCCATCATCCATCTTGATGTAGATAGCTATCTTCGTGCCAGACTGTGCTATAAAGCGCAGCGACATTTTGCTGTAGATCTTTTTGTCTTCGACAAGCTCATCGAATGCACCGAACACAGCCATCCAGTCTCTCTGCAGCTTAGTCTCTGTCGCAGTCTCAGGATTGATTATGTAGATCTTGTCCTTCTCAAAGTCATCAGTGCCATTGGCTTCTATGAAGTACAGCCTGCCATCAAGAGTGCAGCAGTCACGGAATCTCACATCGTCTTCCTTGTGCCACAGTCCTTTATCGACATCGAGTACCATCAGTTCATTCTCTTCATTCTCATTCTCGAATGATGCATAATACTTACGGCCTTCTGTACCGCCTACAACATCCTTGAACTTGATATTGAATCTGTCAGATATGCCATATGGTGTACCGCCATCGTATGCCATAATGCCTATGCTCGACTTGTAGAAGACAGTATCGTTGACTATCGCTACCGACTTGCTGCTGCCCTGCTCGACTCCATAGCACACTGTATTCGTTATCTGAAAGCTCGAAGGAGATGTGCCGTATACCTTTGTCATGCTGTTAGGCTTGAAGAAAATGAGATGGCCTGAGTATGCCGCAGAGCCTGTCCACTTCTCATCCGTACCCTGCTGTGCATAGTACGAATCGAGCGATGTACCCTGGAAGTATTTCCAGTTCTTAGGATCTCCAAGTTTACATGCGTATATCGTGTTATCAGCATCGGACACTCCCCACAGTCTGTTGTTCCACTCGATGATATGCTTCAGATCTGGCATGCTTCTGCTGATCTTTGCCGCATCATGCACTCCAGTATCTAAGTCAGTGACACCGCAGATGGTTATGTTGGTAGCTCCTTCGCCTGTCAGCTCGATAAATGTCTCTCTCGGCAGCCTTAGCTTTGTCGATGTGATGCTCTCTACGATGCAGGAGACATTCAGTTGCTTGATAGTAGGAAGATCAGAGCCTGCTGCCTTATATGCGATGTGTCCTGTGATATCAATTGCATCGTCATATTTGAAGCCATGCCCACTTCCTACTGTGACTTCAGTGACTTCATTTGTGATGCTGACTGCCCATGAAGGATTATCTGCAGTAGTTGCAATGCTTGCGCTCAAGTTTCCAAACTCACCTATCGTCACGGAGCTTTCGCCTCGCACAAGTGTCACATAAGTTTTCTGCGGAAAGAAGCATATCTTGGTGTTGATAGCTACCATTTCTGTGTCTGCTGTCAGTCCTGTCACACTTGTCACTTCACTGCCATCGTAGAAGAATGCTATATTGCCATTCGTCTTTTTGGCGATCATTGCAATGCGCTCGAACTTGGTCATTATCTTCAGAGGCTTGGCCACATTGCTTGGCAGTGTAAGCTGTCCTCTGAGCTTTCTTGGGCAGAGCAACGGATAGTTGTCGGATGTCAGATTCTTCATGTCGGACATCTCGCCATCCTCAACGAAGTGCTGTCTGTTCAGTCCTCTGAACTCGATGATGCGCTCTTCCAGTGGCTGAAGTGATGTTACTGGTGCTACTAAATTCGCCATACTATCACCGCCTTAATACAGAATGTTTCTGAACCTTGTGACAGCATTGTTACGTGCTACCTGCCCAGTCCTTACTACCCAGTCAACAAAGTCTCTGTAGTCCTGCACATGCTGCGCCTGGTTGTTGGCATATGATTCATACTCTTCATTCGTGTAGTCGATCATAGCCTTCACGTATGAGATATACAGTCTGTCATAGGGAGCATGGACAAGCAGTGTCTTGTCGAGATCCACATGATTGTCTGCATATGTCGGCACATCCTCTATGTGAAGTTCTTCAGCGACTTCAGCTTCTACTTCATTCACGAAGGAGATCAGCTTGGCTTCCGAAAAGCTGTTAGGCTTCTCATCGCTTATCTTGTTAAGTAAATCTCTTAGTGTCATGTTTACTCTCCTTCTCTCTAAAAATAATTAGTGGCGAGAACCTGCTTTAGATCCTCGCCACTCTGACCTACAGGTCTTGCTTCTGATATTTGAGTGCCTGCTGATTCTCCCATGCCACCATCATCTGTTCATTGCTGTTCTCAAGAACGCTTGCTACCTGCCGTGAGACAGCCACCTGCTTGCCTTTCTTGATTTTAGTAATGTGTCCATTGACAATGACTGTCACTTCCGGATCCTGCCCTTCTATGTAAGGGATCATCACCATTACTTTTTCCTCTTTATCAGATTTGTTAGTTGCCATGTCTTGCTCCTTTCAGTGGAGCTTGGATTAGTTGGCTACTGCATCACTTCCGAACGAAGCTGCAGATTCAATCCTTACCATGTAGGACTGCTCAAGGATGACTGCGGTCTTGTTGAGCTTCCAACCTGCTGTTGCTCTCTGGTTGAGAGGATCTGCAGTACCACCGCTACCAAGCTGCTTCACGATTGTCTCGATTCCACCGCCATTGAGCGAAGTGACTCCGTATGCATTCTCACCAAGCACCAGTGTGCCGTAGATTGGCAGTGTGCTTGGCTTCCAGATTTTAGCCATCGTAGTCTCTACGAAGCGTACTCCGTACATCTTGCCGATCTCGCCTTCAAAGATCTTGGTGCTTCCTGCATAGTGGTTAGCATCGATCCACTCAGAATCCTGCATGAGATCGTATGCTACATCAGGATGTACGATAGCTACGAAACTGCCCTGGATAGGTCTTGCATTGACTCTCTTCAGGAGTCTTACAGCCTTCTTGATGTCCTCGATTGTCAGAACGTCATCGCTTGCAAGATCGCTTCTCTCATCGTTGCCATCGTTGCCGTGGTCAGCAAACATTACGTTAGTGCCTGCAGCAAGGATGTCTCTGGTGATCTTGTCAGATACCTGGCCTGCCTGAGAAGCGAGGATCTTCATGATCTCCAGCATCTGATTGTCATATGCAGTGAGATTCAGCATGTCAGTGATAGTGATGTATCCACCATACTGGCTTACTGTAGCTGTAATGGCCGTTACACCATAGTTCTGACCATCAGGTGTGATACCTTCTACAAGCGCACGATCTGCAGGAACTGCAGGAAGAGCATTGAACTTGCGGAACTCGATAGTCTTGCCATTGCCGCCAGGAATCGGCCTCTTCTGACCGAACTGATCATGTACAAGCTCCGGCTCTGCAAGTCTGATAAGGTTCTTGTCATAGAAAGTTTTCATTT